GAGAAATAATAGCAGGGTGCAATCCTGAATTTATCCCAAAAGGTGATTGGGTAGACCTAAGAGCTGCTGAGACAGTAAAGTTTGAAGCACCCCATTATCCTCCAAGAGGAAGAAAAGCAATCTTTGACAGTAAGATAGTCAAACTAGGTGTGGCTATGAAACTTCCTAAAGGGTATGAAGCTGTAGTACTGCCTAGGAGTGGGCTTTTCAAATCTCATCCTGTAATGGTAAGAAACAGTCAGGGAGTTATTGATAATTCTTATTCAGGCAATAATGATGAATGGGGATTACCTTTGATAGCTTTTGGAGATACTACCATTGATAAGGGTGAGAGAGTATGCCAATTCAGAATACAGCTTAGTCAGAAAGCTACTATGTGGCAGAAAATTAAGTGGTTGTTCAGTTCTTCTGTAAAGATTGAATGGGTAGATACTCTTGATGGTGTGAATAGAGGTGGATTTGGTTCTACTGGAGTAAGGTAACTAAGATATATAATATGATACTTAAAATAGTAATTTGTGTAGTAGCAGTGATAGTTCTTGCATTAATTATCAATGCTGCTGAAGATATTAAGGAGGTAAATAAGAAAAGAATGTCATTTAAGGAAGCTCTTGATTTGGCAGAAGTTCCCATAGTGACATTTCTGAATAATGGCATAAAGCTTAATTTCCTGTTGGACACAGGGAGTAGCTGGTCTATTATCAATGAGTCTGTATTACCTTCCTTAGTTACTGAGAAACTTGATGCTGTTATGAATATAGTGGCAGCAGATGGTAATAAAGTGCCTTCTAAGTTCTGTAAAATGAAGGTGAGTTATAAAGACCAAGAGTTTGAGAATGACTTTGCAATAAGAGATTTGGATGAAGCATTTGGTGTTGTAAAACAGGAGTCAGGTGTTCAGATTCATGGTATATTAGGAAGTGATTTCTTTCAGAAGTATAAATATGTGCTGGATTTCAAAGAACTTATAGCTTATCCACAATGAGCGAGATTATAAATCTGAAGACAAGATATCACACTAAGAATTACCTTGAACAATATCAAGGTAATACCTATATCCTTAGGACTGAAAGCCCTTATATAAGAGCAGGAAGTACTAATGATGGCAAAGAATTTGTTGACCCATCAGGAGGTCCTATGTTAGTAGTAGGAGATATGGTGGACAATAGAAAGATTGCTTCTATAGGGTTTCTTAAAGATGTGGGAACTCTTATTACATTTGAATAATGATTTATTTGGTAACTACTCAAATATTACCAGATTCTCCTTATTATAAAGTAGTTAATGTACAGAAGTCTTTAGAACTTTTACAGCCATTGAAGATAGTAGGTCTGGATACTGAAACCATGGGTTTTGACCCTTATACCAAGCCAATACTGATGTTGCAGCTTGGATGCTATGAGTTTCAAGTAGTAATAGACCTTACTACCATAGATATTACCTTTTATAAAGACTATCTGCAATCAGACAGATTATTTATTGGTTGGAATATTAAGTTTGACTTAAAGTTCCTGTATCACCATAGAATAGTTCCAAGGAGGGTATATGATGGGTTTCTTGCTGAAAAGTTAATGTGGCTTGGTTATCCCTCAGGTATTCATAGTATGTCATTAAAGGCTGCTGGTAAAGCTTATGTTGGGGTAGAAATGGATAAAACTGTCAGAGGTAAGGTTATGTGGGCAGGTTTAGCAGAGGATGTCATAGTATATGCTGCAAATGATGTAAAATATCTAGAGCAGATTATGAATAAACAGCATGACAAACTTGCTTCACAGAACCTACTCATTGCTATAGAATATGAGAATAGGTCTGTATTATGGCTTGCATATGCTGAGTATTGTGGAGTTCTACTAGACACTAAAAAGTGGCTATGGAAGATGGAGCTTGACAATAGTACTGAGAGGGTATTTAAGAAAGCTCTTGATGATTGGGTTACTGCAAGTTGTGAAGGTGAAAAGTATGCTTATCACTATTTACAGATTGAGGGTCTTGAAGAAGGTAAATTAGCAAAGGCAAGGAAGAAGATGTCAGGTGAAAGAGCTAAAGACCATGATATAAAAGGAACCAAGAGAGGCTATTATGAAGCTTATAAGGTTCCAATAGAGTGTCAATTATCTCCAGAATTTGTCAAGAAAGACCTTCAGGGAGACCTATTCTTAGGCTTCTTACCAGCACAGTGCACTGTTAATTGGGATAGTCCTAAACAGGTTATACCATTATTCAAATCTTTAGGATTCAACCTTTTAGCTAAGGACAAGGAAACTGGGGAAATGAAGGATAGTATAGAGGCTAAGGTAATAGAGCCTCAGCAGAGTAAATCAACTCTTGCTTACTTATATTTGCAGTACAAAGCAGCTAAGAAACTCACATCTACTTATGGTCAGAATGTATTAGACCAGATTAATGAGAGAAGTGGTAGAATACATACCAACTTCAATCAATTAGGTACAGATACAGGAAGACTTTCATCAGGTGGAAAGGACAAACAGAATAAGATTGAGTATCTTAACTTTCAGAATTTTCCCAATGATGCTGAGACTAGAGCTTGCTTTATATCAGGTCCTAAGATGAAGTGGATAAGCTGTGATTATAGTGGTCAGGAGAGTAGAATTATTGCTGATATAACTAATGATAAAGCTCTACTTGACCTATTTAATCATGGTTGTGGTGATGTACATAGTCTAGTTGCTTATATGAGTTATCCTCATATTATACCAAGAGAAACTAAGGTAGAGGATATAAAGGGACTATTCCATGACCAAAGGCAGGATGCTAAAGGTATAGAGTTTGCCATAAATTACGGGGGTGATGCTAACACTATTGCCAATAACAAGGGTATTCCTATCCTTGAAGCACAGAAGATATATGACAGTTATATGAAGGGTTTTATAGGTATGAAGACTTATCAGGACTATCAAAGAAAGTTTGTGATGAGTCATGGTTATATTGTACTTAACCAATTCAGCCAGCATAAAGCTTATATATATGACTATGATATTCTTATGGGAATAAAAGAAAGGTTTACTTCAGAGTTTTGGGCTACATATAGACAATACAAAGGTACTTCAAACCCTAAGATACCTAAGTCAGTGCTACAAAGAATATATGAGAGATTTGCTGATGGAGAGGACTTTAATGCTATAACAGGTGTATATGATTATACTGTTAAGAAAGCTGGTAAGGAGGAACATAAGAATGTTCTTGTTACTTTAGCTGATGTATATGTTCACCCTGTAAAGTATTTCTTTAAAAGAAAATCTGCATCTGAGAAACAGTCTATTAATTATCCTTGCCAAGGTACTGGAGCAGTGATGTTTAAGACTGCCTCAATATTCTTATGGGAATATCTTGTAGAGCATGACCTACTATTTAAGGTTAAACTGTGTATTCCTGCCCATGATGAGTGGAATATTGAAGTTCCTGAAGATATAGTGGATGAGATGACTGAGGTATTAAAGGATTGTATGAGTAAAGCTGGAGGATTCTTCTGTAGAAAGTTGAAGTTACCTGCTGACAGTGAAGTGAATGATTTCTGGGTGCATTAAATTATTAGATTCATTAATTATGGATAAGAAGGATATGGTAAATCACCCTTCACACTATGAAGGGAATGGTATAGAATGTATAGATGCCATGGAAGCAGCTTATGGAACTAAAGCTGTCATTGAGTTTTGCAGGTGTAATGCCTTTAAATATCAATGGAGAGCTGGCAAGAAAGAAAATCTTGCAGAAGATATAGCTAAAGCTCAATGGTATCAAAATAAAATGGTGGAACTTATAAATAAGCTCCTCAATTAATTAACTGGGTCATGGGGAGAAATTCCTGTGACCCTTTATTATATCATTATGAAAGTAGAAGATAATAGAGTAGTTGAAGCTACCAAATTAGAATTATTTGACCTGTTTGTTGAGCAGGAATGGTATTATATTATGCCTTATAATAGGTATCTTGAGGTTATGGAAGATGATGGCTGCAAGATAGTTGAAGGCAATAATAAACTCTTTTGGAGAAAGGTAAAGTTGGTGCTTAGCTTTCCTTTTATACTAGTTAAAGCACAAATCGAATGTTTAAAAGAATGGAGAAATTGATATGCTGCGGATATTAATTGTTGTGGTTATAGTCCTAGTTGTATGGGCTATAGGTGCCATACTTGCCTGTATGCTTGTTGGATATTGCAGGATAAGTGATGACAAAGGTGAACCACTATTAAAGGATTTAAAAGATGAAAAGAAAGATAATACTCTGTAGAGGAATACAAGGAAGTGGCAAATCCACTTGGGCTAAGAGATATTGTGAAGAGCATCCTAATACTATTAGGCTCAATAGGGATGATATTAGAAAGATGTTCTCTCAAAAATGGTCTCCTCAACTTGAGGATATGGTAAAAGCCACTGAGTATAGTGCTATGATTTCAGCTTTATGCTCTCATATGGATGTTGTAATTGATGATGTTAGTAACTTAAATGCTAATACTAGGAAGATAATTGATGTGTATTTATTGCCATTAAATCTGCCTGAAGGTATAGAGATAGTTACTCAAGACTTCTTTATCCCTCTTCAAGACTGTATAAAAAGGGATTCTCTAAGGGAGGAACCTATTGGAGAGGAAATTATTAAAAAGACCTATAGAATGTACAAGAGTATTATAGAGAATGGGAGAAATGAGCAGAAATAAAAAA